TGCAATTCCTGTATGTGTACCGTCTGCACCACCTGAACCAGCAGTTTTAATTTTTACAATATTAACTGCACCGTCAACAGCGGCTGATGATACAGTTGAGTTTGTTTCAACTGCCATAAAATCTGTTGATAAAAAGTTTGCTTGTTGAGAAGCAGAAAGTGTGTACATGTATTTCCATTTGTAACCATCAGCAGTAGTTAGAATAGTTACATCTGTTCCTGTTGGTTCAACAGTTGAAGCTGCATTACTATTATTATCTAAACATTTGTAAACATTTCTTGCTGATGTTAATACATAAAAAGTTGCGTCATGTAAAGTTGACGCACCACTATTTGATGAGATAGCAGTTGTTGTTCCTGTCGCATATTCTCCATAATCATGTCTGTAAATATCGTAAACTGTACCTGTTGTCCAGTTTCTTCTAGGAATTGCGAATGTTGTATCTGAAGTTGCAATCTTTTTAGCTGCCAACATATCATCATAAGGAAAGTGTTGTGCATTTGTATTATCTGCTGGAGTTACAGGTGCTGTATCTGAACCTTCGTTATTTGTTCTTGAATCACCTCTTGTTGAAGTTGCGAATGCTTGTGGTCTACCAATACCTAGGTACATAGTATTACCTGAAGTTTCAGAAAACGCTTCTTTAAACTGCTCAGAGTTGTGAATTCTAAATTTGTCTGTTATAATTGCTGGCATATCTTTTTAATTTCTTCCTTAATCAATATTTATACAAGTTTTATAAGCATTATTAAGGTTTAGTTGGCCAAGTGATGTTATTACACTTTTCTACCGTGTCAACACCATTTGTTATATCCCTTAAATTTTGTCTGTAAGTAGTCATATCCGAAGACATTGTTACATCTGATAAAGCAAAATAGTCTGTTTCTGCAATAAGTCTATTTCTCTTATCTCTTACATTTGCAATTGCTCTGTTAAAAGCGTCATTAGCAAATGCTGTTTCTTCGGCATCTCTAGCTGTTTCTTCTTCAGCAGATAATTGAACACTTACACCATCTACCAATTTAAATCTAGGCATTTTGTTCTCCTTTTTTAGTATTTATTCTATTCATTAAGCTATGTCCATTCCGTATATTGCAATTGTACAATTCATTGTTCCTGATGTAGGTTTAAACTGCAAGGCATTGATGGCTGAAGTAGTGTTAAAATACCCGTTTTGATATGAACCATAATTGTCATCATCACCTTGTTCACACATTGATTGCGAAGCAAAATTTTTACATTTTGTTGTACTTGTAACATTCCACATCCACATTTCAACACCACCAGCGTCAGCAGCGTCTGTACCTATATCGTGTACTAATTCAACATAGTTAGTATCATTGTGATTATCTCTACCTGTTTGTTGGTCAGATGTACCTGTATCTCTGGCAACATTTCTCCAGTTTGTAGTTGTTACTGCAACACCATAAGAAGACCCACCATTTGTGCTAGCTTGAAATTCTAAATCAACATCCGTTGTTCCAGCGTCAAAGTCTTCAACAACAATCCATAATGTATCATATGAACCTAAACTTGTAAAGTTTATTGATGATACACCCGAACCTGTTTGTCTTTGTATCAAGTTTAATGAACCACCAGATGGTACTGAATCAGCCGGCACACTTGATACATTATCAAAACTTGAATTGTTAACTGCGCCTGGTAATAAAACACCACCAGTTGTAATATTATTTGCAAAACTTCTTGTTATTGTTCCCATTACACCGTAACTCCGTAAATTCTAAAACTTCCAGCTGCAATATTTCCAGAGGCCATTAAGAACTGAATTGAATCAATTGCTGTGGTTGTGTTTACATATCCGTCAATCCAACTTGTCCAACATAAATCACTATCGTGGTGACCTACATTTGTTGACCTAAACATTTTTGTTAAACTTGTACTAGCAGGATTAGAAATCCATATTTGACCACATTGTCCCATATCAGCGTCATTTCCGCAATCTGTAATCAGAGTAAATGTGCTACCTTGAACTGCACCAGCAGAGCCGTTCATACCAATTGCTTCAGAACCAGCTGACTCGCCGTTATATTGTCTTAAACCACTACCCATACCTGCGTGAAAAGTTGTGCCACCGTCAGATGAAAATTTGCATTGAAGATGAACACTATCAGTTACAGGAGCTACACCTGCATAATCTATTAAATATAATTTGTAAGTGCTATCCATACCTGTCAATGTAACAGAAGCAGTTGATGAACTTACGGTAGTTGTTGAAAGTCTTGTAAACGAACCATCAGCACCTGTTATACCTGCAAAGGATGTTATTGATGTTACCGAACTATTACTAATTCCAGAAGCCGCAATACGGCCTGCTGTTGTAACATTATTTGCTAAACCTCTAGTTATTGTTCCCATTAGCTTGTTGTGTACCCATACATTGTGAAAGTGCCTTCAGCAATATTACCACTTTCATATTTAAATCTTACTGCGTTTATGGCGCTTGTTGTTCTAGTTATACCGTGAACAAAGTTAGTCATAGAATAATTATCTTGTGTATAACCTACACCTCTGGACAGATAAACTTTATATCTAGTTGTATTGCTAGGGTTTAATAAAATTACCTCACAACTACCATTTTCGTCTGAACCATTACCTTGTCTTGTAAGTTTTCCTAATGTTGTAGCATTTTCAACATTTTCACTTGTCCATTGTGTTGGTCCATCGTGAGCTGTATTATCCTCATTTCTATTTACATAAGTGTTTGCCTCAAATCTATTAATTGAGTATGAAGAACCGCCGTCTGTTGAAAACTCAACACCAATATGCCTTGTGTCTTCAGCTGGTCTTATACTATTTAATAAAAAGTAATATGCACCGTATGTGCTATCAATACCAGTAAATGTAATTGAAGCACTATTACTAGCAGTTTGTGTACTACCAATTTTTACTAACGCACCACCACCGGCAGATATTTGCGCCAATGCTGAAATTGAAGCAACAGAGGAATTATTTAATGCACCTGGACCAAAAACTCCACCTGCTATTATGTTATTTGATATACCTCTAATTATACTACCCATTTATTATCCTTAACTTAATCTTAAATATCTAAATGCAATCTCAGCTGAAGAAGCTGGAGCAGTTGCGAAAGTTAATGTTGTTCCTGAAATTGAGTAATCTGTAGCAGGAACTAAAGTTACGCCATTTACGGTAACAATTACATCTTCAACACTTCTTCCACTATTAATTGTAAATCCTGTTGTTGAACCATCACCAGTTGCCGTGCCGTTTGAGTATGTGCCACCATTTGTTATTGGTAAATATCTTATACTAATTTCTGCTGATGAAGCAGGCGCTGTAGCAAAGGTTAAGGTCGTTCCTGAAATTGTATAATCTGTTGTAGGCACTAATAAGAAACCATTAACGGTAACTAAAACATCATCAACTGCTCTACCACTATTAATGGTAATTCCTGTTGTTGAACCATCACCAGTTGCCGTACCATTTGAGTATGAAAGTGTTTCAGCGTTTATATTTTTTTCACTACCAATTGTTTGAAAAGCATGACCCATATAACCATGTGATGAACATTGATAATGTAAAACTTGTGGTGTATCTTTATCAATTGTAATTGTTAAATGGTCGCCAGCAGAACCACCTGAACCAGATGTTGTTACCCCAGTTGTATAGGCAGTTGCCTTAGCAGCGTCTAAATAAAGTCTAAATGGGTGTCCTGAATTTGAACCATCTGATAAATCAAATTTATAAACACCAGGTGATAAAGTTAAAAATGCACCCTCATGGCCATCAAGTAAATAACCAGATGATGAACCAGTACCATAATGATAATGCTCAGTAGTTTTAGTTGCTACCGTGACCGTTATTGTTTGTGTTACCGTAGGGTCTGGTGAACGGTGAGATACATAACCTACATCTTGTACATCAGCGCCTGCTTGGTCTAAATCAGAACCAGCAGAAAAAGTACCTGCGCCGGCTGAACCTGCATTAAATCTACCTTGTGCTGAACTCCATACTAAAACATTACCGTCTGCAATGCCCGAAATATTAACATCAGCGTGAGCTGATACTGAACTATTTTCGTTTAATAGTTTTACCCAACCACCTGCGTCTGCAACATAAGCTTCGTTACCTGAATAATCATAAGCAAACATACCTTCATAAGTTGAGGCAGTAGGAAAGTTTCCTGTACCATTGTAATTAAATCTAATTTTGTTA